ATGGTTACTCCTGAGTGGCTACCTCATGCAATCATGTCAGTTGTTGGTATGTACTTTGGTCAATCAATTGTAGCAAGAAAATAAACCTCTTGACTTTTAAACAGAAATATGGTATAATCCTATGAATTACTTAGCAGCAATCAACTCAGTTCTTGTACGTCTACGAGAACGACAAGTAGAATCTATTAATGAGAATGAATATTCATCTCTTATAGCTACTCTTATCAATGATTCAATTCAAGAAGTAGAACAAGCATGGGACTGGTCTGCCTTACGTCAGAGTCTAACTGTTACCACTTCTAATGGTATTTTTAATTATGAACTGAATGGTTCTCAGAACAGCATCAAGGTTCTAGGGGTTGTTAACGCAACAACTCAAAGTGATGTTGATTACCAGACTGCAAATTGGTTTAATGATAGATACCTCACTCCATCTCCAGCCACTGGTTCTCCTAGTTACTACTCTTTCAATGGTGTAGGTACTGATGGTGATACTCTTATTGATCTATACCCTAAGCCTGATGGTGTGTACACAGTTAGGTTTAATGTTGTTCAAAGATCAGAAGACCTTACAGCAGAGTCAGACAGAATACTTTGTCCGCATCGTCCTATCGTTCTGTTAGCCTATGCTAAGGCTGTAGAAGAGAGGGGTGAAGATAATGGACAGACAGGTAACTCTGCATACATGGCAGCTAACAACTCATTATCTAACGCAATAGCATTAGATGCGTCAAAGCATCCAGAAGAGACTATATGGTATAATGTATGAAACAATTAGTTAGTTCTTCCATTGCAGCCCCTGGATTTTATGGGTTAAACACTCAGGAAAGTAGCATTACTTTAGCGAGTGGATACGCATTACAAGCAGACAACTGCGTTATAGACTCTGAGGGTAGACTAGGTGCTAGAGAGGGGTATGTATATCAGACTACTTCTGGTGGCACCTCTTCTTCTATTGTAGGTATGCACGACTATGTAGGTTCTACTGGACACCTTGGGTATATTACTTGGGGCAATGGTAAAATCTATCGAGGTCTTGGTACACTCACTGCTATATCTACAGGACATGGTACTGATAATGATTGGCAAGCTGCTTCACTAGGAGGGTTTGTATACCTAGCACAAGCTGGTAAGGCTATGCTCAGAGTAGACTCTAACTTTGCAGTGACAACTCATGCAACAACATCCGCTAACCATCAGTTCTCTTTTGTAACTTCTGCCTATGGTAGGTTATGGGCTGGTGGTACAGCGACAGATAAGTATACATTGTATGGATCTGATTTACTTACTGGTGCTTTTCATGGAGGATCATTCCTAACCTTAGACCTAAGAAAAGTATGGACTAATGGTGGTGATGAGATTGTCAGTGTTGCTGGATTTAACGGACGCATCATTGTATTCTGTAAACGATGTATTGTAATCCTTGGTGATAATAATAACTCAGATTTAACTATCGCTGCTACTGAGTTAAATGTAATAGAGATACTAGAGAATGTAGGATGTGTGTCTAAGAAGTCCATACAGGCCGTAGGAGACGACATCTACTTCCTAGCTAACTCAGGGTTAAGGTCTTTGAATCGTGTCATACAAGAGAAATCTAACCCCTTAGCAGACCTGTCTATTAATATACGTGATGATCTAGTAAAGATTATTAATACATACTCTACTGAAAATGTAACTTCAATCTACTCAGCATCTAATGCTTTCTACTTATTACTATTCCCCAGTTCTAAACTTATCTATTGTTTTGATACTAGAGGAAGACTAGAGAATGGTGGGCTACGAGTAACTAAATGGGTGGACTCTGACATACTTAGTGGTCTGTCTGCTTTTGATGGTACTCTTTACCTCGGGCTTGTTAATGGAATAGCTAAGTATAGTGGGTTCCAAGACAATGGAACATCTTACTACTTAGCCTACAGTACAAACTACTTTGACTTTGATCAGCCTACAGTTAATAAAATATTAAAGATTGTAGGTGTAACTGTTATAGGTGGTAGTGGTCAGAATTTTGTTGTTAAGGTAGGTACTGATTACACTGATCAGCCTCGCTCTTACAATAGAACAGTAAAGCAAAGTTCTGTATCTGAGTATGATGTTGCTGAGTATAACATTGCAGAGTTTACAGGTGGTGGTTTAACAGATCGTATTAAGGTTGCAGTAGGTGGTCATGGCAGTGTAATTCAATTAGGTTTTGAGGCTTACATTAATGGTGATCAATTATCAATTCAAAAGTTTGACGTTTATGTTAAACAAGGTAGAACTAACTAATGAGTAATTATACGAAGTCAACTAACTTTGCTGTTAAGGATGGCCTCAGTGCAGGTACAGCAGCTAAACGAGTACGTGGTACAGAAATAGACGATGAGTACAATGCTATCGCTGTGGCTGTAGCTACTAAAGCTAATACAAACAACGCAGCATTAACAGGTACGCCTACTGCTCCAACTCCAGCTACTGCAACTAACAGTACACAGTTAGCCACAACAGCTTATGTTAAAGCTAATGCTCCTACAGCAGCACAAGTCAATGCACACGCATATCCTGTAGGTTCTGTATACACATCAGTAGTAGCTACTAACCCTGCTACCTTGCTTGGTGTGGGTGTATGGACAGCCTTTGGTGCTGGTAAAGTAATGCTTGGTGCTGGTGGTGGGTATACTGCTGGTGATACTGGTGGTGCAACAACTGACTCACATGCTTTAACGACAGCAGAAATACCAGCGCACAGCCACTCCATCACTCAACGAGGTATTCAAGGATCGACTTATGATTTTCAAGAGGCTATCACAGGACAGAGTGGAGGCACAACCATTACAATTAATACAGCTAACACAGGCGGTGGTGGATTGCATACGCATGACATCATGCAACCATACATCGTAGTATACATTTGGAAGAGGGCATCATAATGTTTCCATTAATATCAGCAGGATTAGGATTATTAGGCAGTTACCAAGCGCAGCGTAAGCTAGGTGAAGCCCAAGACTCTATGCGTCAGGCAGGAGATAAAGCATTCAAAGAAGGACAGTATAAACCATATGGTATAACCTCTGGTTCAGGTACTGCTTCTTTTAATGATGGACAAGCATCCTTTGATATGGATCCTCGTTATCGAGCGCAACAAGAACAGATGTTTGGTCTAGGTACTTCTGCTCTTAATAGGGCTGGTGGTAGCTATGATGATCTAGCAACACAGATGTATAATAGACAGCGTAATATAGGTGCTGGTGTTAGAGAAGGTGAGGCACAGCGTCTAGGTGAGAGTATGTTTGGCTCAGGTACTAGCGGATTACGTGTGAGTGGTGAGGCTCTAGGTGCAGGTAGTGGCTCAGGTATGTTAAGTCCAGATGGTTATGGGTTTGCTCAAGCCTTTGCACAACAAGATGCTGTAGATCGTAACAACGCATTTGTTCAAGCACAGCAACAAAGGGCTGCTGACATTGCTATGGGTACAGGTATGTTCAGCCAAGGTCAGGCTATGGATGATAATGCTCTGGCTATGATTGGTGCTGGTGGTCAGTTAGGCGCACAACAATCCGCAGCTAACAATGCAGCTATGGGTAACTACATGAGTGGTTATGGTAAGGCTGCTGACTTTACAGCACGTAGAGGTCAGTCTATTGCTGGTGGTTTAACTGGTCTAGGTAGTTCTCTAGGTAGTTTCAGTGGCCTAGGTGGAGGTGGAATGTCAAGAGGTGGTTCTTCCAATGTTATGGGAGTAAATAATAGTTATAGTCCTTACTCTATGATGCCATCAAGTAGGAATATTTCTAACTACCAGAACGCTTCTTTTGGTGAGGCTGGTCGCATGTCTCCACAAACTATGTATCCGTATCCTACATCAGCTTCTAGGTTTAATCGTAATCAATTCTTCAGTCCACGTTAGGAGGCAATCATGGCTAGTGATGTAATGAGTTTATTTGGTATGGATCCTAATGTGATCCAACAGAATCGTGTTCAGCAGGGTGTTGATAACGCAAGTAGGATGAGTGCTGATTTTGCTATTGGTGCTGCTGGTGGACAATTAGCAGGTGCTGGTATTAACTCAGCCTTTGGTTTACAGACACCTGACATGGCACAGGCTGCTAGTGTACAGGCAGGATTACAAGGACAGAATCTAAACACTGTTGCTGGCTTACGTGCGGCTGCTCAACAACTAATGATGAATGGTGATTACCCACAGGCTATGGCATTACATGCACAGGCTAGGGACATGGAGGCTTTAGAGAATAAAGCACCAAGCGTATCAAGTCAGAAGACTTACATGACACCAGATGGTAGAGAATTAGTGGGCTATGTAGTGGATGGTGTTCCTTCCTATCGTGAAAACAACGCATGGATTCCTCTACCTGATGGGTCTACAATAAAAGATACTAGTGCGCCTAGACCTTTCAATATAACTCAAGGTAACATTGATTCTGCTCTTTTACAGATGGATAAGATTGGTATTAACATGAGTACGTCAGATAAAAACTCTGCTGCTCGTTGGATTGCTAATCGTAAGGAAACATTAGAACGCTCCAACAATATGGATCCTAATACAGCATTGGTAGAGGCAACGAATGAGGCAAACGCTTATGTAGAAGAGGGTTGGCTCTGGTTTAATGATAGTTGGAATCCTCCTACTGCTGCTCCTGCTGCTGGTACGCCTATAGCCGTAAATCAAAACGCATTAAAATATTTACCTAAGTAGAAGGTCTTATAATGGCACAAGAATATACAGAAGAACAGGCAATGGGTGCTATAAAGAATGCTCATGCTGCTGGTGATAATGCTGCTGTTAATGAATGGGCAAACTACCTTGATAACATGAAGGGTATTCCCATAGAGGCTGCTGCCCCAGAACAAGTTGATCCTAAGCAAGAGCAAGATACATCTTTTGGTAAAGGATTTGTTGAAGGTGAAAGTTGGACTCAACAGGCAGGTGATATTATGGGTGCTGTTACTGGCATTCTACCTGAGATTACCTATCGTGATGAGGATGGTTATGGCCTAGGTTACAAATCAACAGAAGAAATATATGGTGAAGGATTTGCTGATGCTTCTTTTGATGAAAGACGTAAGATGATAACAGATGAAAGGGCGCGTAAGATAGAAGCAGATTATGGTGACGTTGAAGGGAGTACGTTTGGTAATGTTGCAGGTATGTTGTTTGATCCCACAACTGCTCTACCTGTAGGTGCTACCTACAAAGGCATGGCTGCTATTGGCGGTGCTATAGGAGGTACTTACTCAGCTACAGACCAGTTACTTAATAAGGGTTCTGTTGATCCACTAGAGGCAGGACTACACTCTGTTGCTGGTGCTGTACTGGCTCCTGTTGGTGGGTATGTGTTCAATAAAGTAGGGGCAAAGCTATCTTCTAGGGCTGCTGTTAAAGGTGCTAACAAAGCAATAGACGATGTAGATACTTATGTCTCACATCATATATCTCTTGGTGCTACACCAGCAGGAGCTAAAATAATTGCTCTTGAACGTACAGGATTAACTGCTGAGGATGTCCTTAAAGCAGAAGGGTTAGCTAATAGAACAGTAAAAACTCCTACACTAGAAGAGTCAGTTCAATTGCAAGAGGCTGGTGCTAAAGTTAAAGCTACCAGTGATTGGTTTGAAGGTATCTCTTCTCGTGTAAAAGAACACTCACCAAAGCTATGGCAAGTGCTTAGATCATTTGAAGAGAAGCAAGCTGTTGCGTTATCCACAAGAAAGAAAGAGTACATTGATCCTTTTATAAAATCATTACAAGGGTATAGTAAGTCAGAGTTGGTTCCTATACACAACCACTTAATGAATAGGAATTTTAAAGCTGCTACAGAACTAATGACTAAGGGTGGTAAAGCTGAGTTATCAAAACTAAATAAGATGATGAAAGCTGATGGTAAAAAGTTTGAGAAGATAGTAGGTAATAACTACAAAGCCCTTACTAATTACTTCCCTCGTAAGGTTAAAGATTTAGATGGTCTACGTGCTGAGTTAGGTAGAAAAAATCCAGCAGCTTTGTCAGGTCTGAACAAGAGAATAGAAGAGATACGGGTGAAGGAAGGTGTCGAGACTATTCAAGAAATATCTGAACGGGGAATGACTGAGGCTGTTACAAAAGCAGCTAACATAGCCTACCCTAGAGTTCTAGGTGGTGCTAAGGCTAAACGTACTGTTGACGAAGTTCCCCCAGAGTTAATGAAATACTATGAAGACCCTGCTACTTCTCTACTATCGTATGTTGAGTCTTCAACTAGGGCTTTTGGTAAGACTGAACTATTGGGTAAAGGGCTTGTACAGAAGAAAGGTGATCCAGCCGCTAAGTTTTACAAGGTACTAGGGGAAGAGAGGAAGAGAGGGCGAATAAGTGATACACAGGTTGATGATCTTAATGCGTTAGTTCGGTCTAGGTTCACTACGGGTGAGCAAGCTATGAACTCCACTCTTAGTACAGTTAAAGATATAGGGTACATGGCTACACTAGGCCAGCTAAGATCAGCAGCTACTCAGATAAAAGACTTAGGTACATCAGCTTACTTGCATGGAATAATGCCTACTATCAAAGGGGCTTTGTCTGTAAGGAGTAACATACTTGATAAGACAGGTCTTGCAGATACTGTGTCAGCAGAGATGGCAACCAACCGAGGTACTGCCAAGGTACTTAACTCAGTGCTTAAGCTAAGTATGTTCCGCGCTGTTGATAGGTTCGGTAAGCGTACATTACTTGAAGCCTCTAAGATTAAGGGTACTAAGTTAGCCTCTTCACCTAAAGGCATTGCTGTGCTTAGAAAGAAGTATGGTGAGGCTTATGGTAAAGACTTTGATAATTTAGTTACCAGTTTAAAGAATGGTACTGACGATGAGTTAACAACCTTATATAGGTTCCATGAACTTGCTGATACACAGCCCATATCATTACTTGAAATGCCTAAAAGATATTTAGATATGCCTGATGGCAGAATAATCTTTGCTCTTAAGTCATTTGGTCTTAAGCAGTTAACTCTTTTACATAACGATATAATTAAAAGAGGTAAGGCTGGTGACAAGAAGGGTGCTGCTCTAGCTTTAACTAAGTATGCTGCTATGATAGGTGTTGCTGGTGGCACAGTCGATGAAGCTAAGGAGGTTATGGCTGGTGGATCATTTGATATTGAAGAGATTCCTGATAAGGTACAAGATAACCTACTAGCATTAATCTTCTTAAGTAAGTTTGCTATCGGTGATCTAGGTAAGGGAGATTTCAGTTCTGTTATAGGCGATATAGTAACTCCCTCACTCGCACCTGTTGAGGCTGGTATTAAAGATTACAATCGGTATAAGGATGGTGTACCCATAGGAGAGAGTGAGCAGCCTGTTAACTTAATCAAGACGTTCCCAGTCATAGGTAGGATTATTTATGATTTTGCTTTAGGTGGTAAGGAGAAGGATGCAGAAAGGAAACAAGATGAGTTCATGGAAAGATTAAGGGAGTAATAAATAAGGGGGCAACTAAGCCCCCTATTAAGTTTCCTAGGAAACTATTTCTTCTTCAAGTTATTTCGTTTAGGTTTCTCTTTAAGTGGAGGCAGACCTTTAACACTTCTCATGATAGTAGACAGTGCAGCCTCAGTTACCTGTACTGTCCTACCACTAGATAGTGATATACTTCTAGCCTCTTCATCAACGAATACTACTTGGTTCATATTCAACCAATGAGTGTTTAACTTTACCCACATTTTCCC